GCGGTTGCGTTGACAGCATTATATCGTGCGAGAACCTCTGGTGGGATTGTTACCGAAGAGGTTGAAGTGCCGCCCTTGCCGCCGCCACCCATGTCAGTGCTCCATCGTCATCTGTTTGCCGGTTTTGGCCCCATACAGGAAAAAAGCACCTGCAGGTGCGCCAAAAGCCCGTTCGTAAAGTCGTACTTTGCCCTCTGTCCGGTGATTGGACAGAATGCCGATCAGTAGTGGTATTCCCAAGCCGTCTGCTACTTGTTTAGAGAACTCGCAAAGCCTACGAGCACGTCCGCCTTTTGCACTGCGATGGTCGGGGTGGATAAAGATTGCCCTTTCCTCCAAAACCATATCATCAGAATACCACGTTGATATAATTCTGAGAAGGACTGCACCTTCAGCAGGCCCGCCCACCTTGCCAATTACACCAACTAAACCATGATCACGATTTAACGCCGGCCAAATTTCCTGCAAAATTTTTGCAGGGTTTGGATTGGTAAAACCATTTTCATCGCAGGCAGATGCAGACAGCGCCATCATCTCGTCAATGTCTTCAGGCGTACCTATCCGAATTTGCAGATCATCAGTCATAGAAAAACCCCTCAATCTTTCTTTGGCCCCGGTAGTTTTTGCAGTGTCTTAACTGTCTTGGCGCGTTGTTTTTTCACAAACGCATCAAGTATCGCATGACCATGATCCATGTCACCGCCACCAATGTGTGTCACATCATCTGGATGTATAACATATTCACCGCCAGCAACAACTACAGGCACAGCATGCGTGGCACCACCAGCAGCTCGGCCCATTGGTGACGCGCCATACGGAAGTGGTCCTTGACCATATGGCGCGCCACTCATCGGGCGAGGTTGCGAGAAAATTTTCTTCGCTGCTTTAAACCCTGCCATCGTATTACCTTCGCCCATAGACGAAATAATATCGGCTGGAAGGACGTAAGAACCGGATGCAACATGCATTGGCAAGTGGTCGGTGCGGCCTGCCACGGGGCTGTGAATAGGCCCATGAAACAGTTTTGGTGCTGCAGGTGGCTTAGGGCCAAACTTTGGTTGACCGCCGCGTGCATAGCCAGCGCCAGGAATTTCCATATTTTCGCTTGGGTTCATGGGGTCTACGGGTTTGTTTTTGTTGAAAATATCTTTATCAACTTGCGTGTTCATATTGCGGTCGCCTGCTTTCATGTCCACATTTTTAGTTTGTGGAATGAAAGGAGCAGGCGGTAGGTTAGATTGCGGGCGGGCTGCTGGGGCCGCTTGCTGTTGTGGGCTTGGTTTGCTGGAAAACACATTAGATAGATCAGAAAACAATGACTTTGTTGGTGCGGGCGCGCCAAAGATAAAGCCACCACCCTGTTGCGACCCAGCTTGCATACCCTTTGGCAATGAACTGCCCATTGGCGTAAGAGGGCTACCATCACCCCGATCAAGGTAATAAATTTGACCTGCGTTCTGAGGCTGCGCTTGTTGCTGACTTTGTGGAGATGCAACAACATTTTTATTTGCTAAAGGGGCTGCTGTTTGTTGCACAGGGTCAGGTCGTAATGCTGTTGGTTTGGTATAAACAGCATCATCACCAACGGCTGCGGCAATTGCTTGTCGGCGGGCACGATCTTGATAGAATGCAATTTCGTCCGCATCATTTTGCGTTTGCATAGGTATCATTTCTTGCGGTTGACGTTGACGCTCTTGGTAATCAAGAGTGCGCCCCTGCTCGATCAAAGCCCGCTGTTTTTGCAATTCTGCATTAGCAGCCGATCTGCGGCGCAACTCTTCAAGGTCACGAGACCCGCCACCAACTTGTTTTTTTACGCGCCGAGCTATATTTAACGCCGCAGCAACAGCTTGATCATGCGGATGGCCTGCATGGACCATTTCGCTGATATTGCTAGAAATTGTTTTTTGAGATTTACCTTTTTTCAGTGGCATGGCATCCTCATGAATAGCTGATTGTGGCTGTCATGCCAGTGCCAGGCACGAACACGATACCATTGGTGACAGGCAAATTAACTGTAACAATGCCAATTGTATTAGCAATGATAGCAATCGGCGTCGTTAGTGTAGTAGCAACATTGCTATCATAAATTATGCCAGACGTAGACCCAGCAACAGTTACAGACACACGCGCAACCCAACCCGCGCCAGAACGAACTAATGTCGTTGCTGTAACCGTTGGCGCAGTCAGTTTGCCAGCCAAATAGTAATTTGACCCAGCTATGCCATTGATGCCAAAGACGCCATTTTTTTGCGTTGTTAAAATATCATCAAGCGTTGCCATCAGAACCTGCCATCTGGTTGGAAGCGATAACGTACGTCACCAAGACGCCAGAATGTGCCCACGTCATTGCTTGATACTTTTATGGATATCAGGCGCGCTCTAACGCGTGGTGAAAGGTATTGCGTGGCTTGCGTCATGTCATACGGGCCATATTGAATTGGCGTGTCGCCAGGGTAATTTGTGCCAAAAAACGTCAATTGCACAGTTGCATTTGGTGTTTGGCTGTATTGACCCCACTTAAAATCAGGCCAAACTTGATCCAAAAATACAAGGTTATCAGCCTCATTGACTTGGAAGTAGCCCGTTTGGAATGATGATAGCATGGCCTGTCCATCAGCATCATTTGATGTTTCATGCTGATAAATGTAACCAGTAGTAGGATCTGCACCAATTGGTGGGCCAATGACAGACTGATCAATCCACGCACTGCGTGACAGCGTGCCATAATCCCATTGCTTGATCATGGTGTTGTATTTGACGTAGCTATCATTTTCGCCCGTACCATTCGCAGATGGGTAATACCAAGTCACCTCATTAAACTGAGCATTTGTGCCACACCGAATGCGATCCGTGTATGGATTGCCGTTTTCATCATTGCCTGATTTGAGGTTTTGGAAAATAATATCCCAAACGGGACAAGAAAGAGCTTCAACACCAGCGCCAGAAACGGCGAAGAATTGCAATTGGCTCATCCAATAAGTCGCGTCACCTGCGTTAGCTGCTGCACCGCGAGCAATCAGGCCGCAATTAGATTTGATTTTGTTGAAGCCATAAACGTATGGAGGGCCAATATACTGCATGGCCCACAGATCAAGGTCTGTCCAAAGCAAACCTTGCTGGTTGGCCTGCAGACCGCCTACGATCCTGCTGCCTGTTGGGATGCGGTATGAACCTGCTTGATTGATGACCGTTGCATCCCAAACTGTGTAATCTTCAACATCAGACCATTTAACCAAAAGAGGGTCAACAACACCAGTTTCAGTTGAGCCATAAGCCACGACTTGGCGTTGAGGCATGGCAACAAACATTCCTGTGTTTGCCAATGGTCCGCCATCAATGATTTGTGCATTTTGAACAATGCCATCAGGCTCCCAATAATAAATAGGACCTCCTGTTGGGCAAGCGAGCAGAATTTGTCCCCAATTGTCAAGCGTCCAATCAGTGGCAGTAATTGGGGATCCTGACGTTGGGGTGATGCCAGAGCCTGTCCCATAACCGCCGACGCCATAACCGCCGACGCCATAACCAGACCCAGCAGGTTGAGGCACAGTGGCGTAGTAAATGATGGAATCGACGTTGCCGCTATTCTCAAAAGCAGATGCGGTCGATGTTGCAGAGTTTTGCGCGACAAACGTGAAATTGTTGGCATCAGTAACGGCATTTACCTTATAAACCCCATAAAGGGGAATGCCGCCAACTGTCGTCGATATTGTCACAGGCAAATCTGAACCAACGGACAGGCCGTGATTGGGGAATAGGACAGAAACTGTAGGCAGGCCGATTGATGTTGTAAAGTAAGCAACTTGTCCAGGGAATGTGGCTGTATGCGTGCCAGATCCTGCAGACGAAGTGTTAATGGACGCGCCAGTTGGCGTGAGTGCTATGTTAAATGTCGTGGCAGTCGCATTTTTAACAAAATATTTTGTTCCAGCCGTAATGCCAGTTGGCAATGTGCCAGTCGTCGAAAACTTAACAACGGTGCCATTGGCTGGCGCAACCGTAACAGTGATAACAGCAGGGCTGGCATTGGTTATCGTTGCAGTTTGTGCATTTGTGTAAGTTGCTGCCGTTTCAGCCACAATTTGAAATTGGTTCGCACTAATAACGTTATAAACGGCATATGCGCCATACAACTTTGTGCCGCCAACGCTGACAGGCGTTACATAGTAAACGTAACAATAAATGTTAGTATTGCTACCTGTCTCGGTATCCGTAATGATTAAGCTGCCCGAAGTTGTTGAAAAAGCAGGGGCGCCATTAATCGTAGTTTCAAGAGGCGTAATGTCATTGCCAATGCCACTATAAATAGCCGTCAGATTTGTCTCCGCACCAACCGCCAAATAGTCAATTCCATTCAGATCCTGCCACGATTTCAAGTTTCTAACGGCAGAAGAAATTGTGTTTGGATAATACTTTGTCCAGCCACCAAGTTTTTGAGGCAGGCCCATGCCGCTCCTGTCAGGCAGGAAGCGAATCAAATTTGTCTGCGAAAGCGCAACCTCATTCAAGGCTGGCGTCTTTTGCGTATCAACGCCTGGTATCATCTTTAAAGCTGCGTGCGGCATGCGTTAACCCCTAGTTGGAGTTGCAGCGATAGGCGGAGAATAAGCAGCCCACCCAGAAGATTGAAATTTTTTGCGTGCTTCTTCAACAAGGGCGCTCTTTAATAGGGTCGTATATTGATTTTCGTAGCTTTGCGCCATCTGCGGGTCATCAGATTGCCTGCCAAAGTTGCGTTGATATGCAGACACATAAATCATGCTGGCCATAATCATAACATCAGGCAGGTAAGTGCTAATAAAGGTCGCGGTATTGGTTGCTGACAAACTTGCAGGCCGACCCGTACCAGTCACCTTTACCGAATAGTTCTGATCAGGGTATGGCCCAAACTGCAAATACTGGCTTGTGAGGCCTGTTGTTGCTGAGTCGCCCCCATAGACGGCAAAATATTGCGGAAGGCCTGTAGAGGCGCTGTTATTGTACACGTTCTGCAAAAACTCTTTTGACGCAGGCAGAACGGGGTTGTTAAATGTTGATTGAGTGACGCCAACAGTCTGAATGGTGATAAAATCGCCAGTGGGGATTGTCAGTTGGTTATTGCCGGACGTCATAGTGTAAGTGTTTGAAATTTGCGTGGATAAGAAATCAATGTCACGGCACATGCGATTTTCCGCATATGTAATCATCTGAGGCAAGATGGCGACAAAATTTGTGTCGGTCGGTGACACGACCGCCATTGTGGCGATTTGGGTGACGTAGGTGGAATAGGTTAAACCCGTCGTCATGTCGTGTCACTCATGTTAGGTGCGTCACTATATCACGCAAACTTGGCGTACGCATCTGCCAATTTGGTGTCATATTTATTGACTGCATATTGAGGGCCATTGTAACCCTTGGCAAACCCAGCCCAATCCTTGCGCTGCAATTCATCCAACAAGCCTGCAGAATTGATAAAAGCGGCCATTTGTTTCAATTGGTTGGCTTCCGATGCCATGGCATCTTGGACCATGCCTTCCGCAGTATCAAACCCAACCATTTTATGGTTATTGCCCATAATTTGACCAAGTCCCCACGAAACAGAGCGAAGCGCACAGTCAAGATCAATGTCACACGCCGCAGTGATTTCTGCATAAACGGCGTCAGAGCCGTGAGGATACGGCTTTTCGCCCCATTTAGGATACGCCAAACCCGCTTCGACTGCCTTATCCTGCTTGTCAGGCTGATTAGCAAGGAAACGGTAAAAATAATGCCGCTCAAACAGCGCCTTAGGACGTCCTGCGGCATCAAATCCACTCCCACCAGTTTCAACGGTCAATACAGCACGCAAGGCCGCTGATTCAACGCCCAGTTCGTGGGCGATGGCTGGGATTTCTTCTGCTTGCATTTTTATTGCTGCACCTTTGAAATCCATTATTTTTTCTCCCCTACAAGTGGATTGCTACTGCCAAACCAAAATGACAGCACAAGCATCAATGCGCCATCAAGTGTGCCGAGAACACGCGCAATAAGTTCGCGCATACTGGCTTCTATGACGTGTGTAAATAGAAAATACTGAATCACAGCCCAGCAACAGACAATCACATAGGACATAATAGAAGGCGTGAATGAATGTGTGCCCACGGCCATGTCACGAGCAGATGCTCGATCATTTGCTGCGATCCTTACCAAATCAATGTCCAGTGACTTCATTTGCACCTTGAAGTCAGCGTCCACCTTTCGGATGGCGGCTATCTGGTCAGGGGTAGCAGTTGCCAGCGCATCTCTAATGTCGTCTTCAGACCCGTCACCATGACCCAATAGAGCCGTAGACAGTGCTTTGACGGCCATTCCGGCCACTGGCCCCCCAAGGGCGGTTGCGATTGTTGGTGCAACATTTTCTATCAGCTTTCCAAAAATACCGAGATCCATTACTTATCCCCCAATTTAGCTTCAAGTAGGCGGATGCGAACCTTCATGTCGTTAATGTCCTTGTAAATTTCGTCCCGTAACCTATAACGGGCTTCTGCGCTTATTGGGCTATCTGTTGGAATGCCTTGCGGCGTGATCAATAAAGGCATCTTCCCTTTGATGTCTTGCACATCCATGTGAAGACCGTTGATCCCGCTGACTAGCCACCCAATTGCTGCAACCAGCACGGGAAACATCATGCTCATGATTTTTGAAAGATCAAAATGCCCTTTTTCGTCCATTACTGAACCCTTTCTAAAAACACCGCCCCGATGATGAACATAACGGCCAAAATGCCCAAAACGATGACAGTCACAACACCAGCCTCTTTAATTTCTTCCATTTTGGCGGCAAAAGCACGCTCTTCTTCCCACTTTTGACGTTCAATCTCTTTGCGGATGTTAATTACTTCACGCTGAACCTGATCCCAAGCGGCAAGGCCATAGGTGCCAACAAAAAGATTTCTTGCTTTTAGAGTTAATTCATACGCTTCAGCTTTTGCTGCATATCGTTCAATGGCAATTTGTTCTGCACTTTTGCCGCCAAAATAAACTTTTTTAGGAGGCTCTGCGGCGATCTGTGTAAGGCGTGCAAGATTTCCCCACAACTCTGAAAGATCTGCAGCCATGCCTTGTATTTCTTTGCCAGCAGCAATGCCAGCTTGAATGCCAGCATACGCCGCTTGAGCTGCCGCCAGTATTGTTAACGGGTCCATTACGACCCATCCATCTTTGGTTTCGTTGCTTCTTTGTAGGCTTTGTAGCTACGATAAATCAAAAGTCCTGACCCTACGAGGGCCATGAAAAGGTGTAGCCAATTGTTCAATTCTGCTGCCCACAAAGGCATTGTAATTGCTCCCCCAACCAGAGATGCGTCGATTGCGATGTCATGTTCTTGTTGGGTTGTCATGGCTACACCTTGATGATTAATTTGCGACGTCTGTCGTGGAGAAATCAGCCACAGCGGATTCAACAGACTGCTGTTTAGCGACTTCTTCTGCGCCAATCTTTTGGATTTTGGCGACAAGATCTTTAACTTCTGCATACGGGCGAGCCGCAACAGCGTTCAAAATATAATTCACTTCATCTACTGTAAGAACAAGATTGATATTCATGTTTAACCCTTTATGATGTTTACAAGTCTAGAATTAGGTTCAAGTGAAATGAACCCATGATATTGACCGGCTTCCCAGTCAAGTACTGCACCAGAAGATATAATAGATTCCCATCCTTCGCCAAAGGCTTTTATAGAACCTTTCGCACAGATAGAAATATGAACGTCATCTTCCGTATGAACATGAAGCGGGAGTTCGTCTCCCACATTGGGAAAGTCGTAGATAGTGCCCTTTAATTTACCAAGTTCTAATGGTTTCGATTGCAGCATTACAGCACCTTTGGTCCAACTTGTTTTGCGGGGTCAATTATTGGAGCAACAGGAGGCACATAAGCCGCAATTTCTCCATATGCACCAGATACAAGCGCGTCATACAATGCGCGACCATGATCTTCGGTATCATTTTTATCAGCCGTAAACGGTATCTCTACTGGAACGGTGTCAAACTTAACCATGCAATCTATGCGTGTTTTATCTTCACTTACATAAATTGGGTTGAATACTTTTTCAACTTTGCTCATATTATGCAATCCTTACAAATAATCCACCGCCAGATAATCCATTGCAACACCCAGAAGAACCTTGTAAATGAAGGCCATTCATTGCCTGCCATGTACCACTTACAGCAGCACCATCACCAGCAGTTCCCATTCCCCCAGCTGGTGTGCTTTGCCCGCCTAAATACATGTAAGCCCATCTTAAATTGCTACCAGCATATGTGGTGCCAGCGTTATAATTTGCAGTGCCGGTTCCCACATACCGAAGAATAGCATAGGTTCCGACAGCGCCAAAAGTTGTAACAAGAGATATAGTCCCGCTTGTTGTAATTGTGCCGCCAGTCAATCCCGTACCAGTCGCAACCGAGGTTACAGTTCCGCCAGCAAGTGTGGACGAGATAGTAATCGCACCTTGGTTAGCATTAACCGAAATGCCCGAACCGGCATAGACAGCGGAAACATAACCACCAGAAACTGTACCGGCAGTTGCAGCATTGCCGGAAATATTGATGCCGTATGTGCCGCCATTGTTGTATACGCCATTGGTTACACTGGCGGAATTACCTGTAATATTGATGTTGTAAGTCCCGCCGGTATTGTACACGCCATTGGTGACAGTGGCGGCATTGCCAGAAATATTGATGCCCCAAGTGCCAGAAGCACCTATGCCTGTTGGAGTTGGCGGCGTGTAGCCAAGTGCACCTGTAACGTCACCCGAAGTCAGAGATACCGCACCTGTGCGGGTGTTAAATGACAACACGCCTGTATTGCTGATTGTTGGGGAAGTGCCAGAGCTAATTGAAATGCCTGTGCCAGCGGTCAACTGAAGGCGAGTGTCATCAGCATAAAAGACGTTTGTCCCATCAGTAAAAATTGCAGTGCTTTGGCTTTGTCCACTTAATACGGATGTGCCACCCCCAACTGATGCAAGAGTGACGGTGTATGCATTGCTTGTGGCATTTTGCACCACAAAGAACCCAGATATGCCAGACGGGAAAAAGATTGTCACGTTGGCCGAAAGTGCGCCTGTTAGCCGAACGCGCATCACTTGACAATTAGCTTGCGTTAAAGTGACGTTAGAATTGGTTAGTGCAATTGAATATGTGCCAGCAAAACAAGCGTCCACAATGTCCATGTCGCTATTGACTGGCACGTTCCATGAATTGATGTAGTCATTATAGCCAGGCTTTTCGATAGCTTTATTGGTTGTGTATGAACTGGCCATTTTAAGCCCCCCATGGGAGTGGTGGAGTAATTACGGGTACGTTTTGCTGCGTCTGTATTTCATTAGCAAGTGTGCCTTGATAGCTTGTAATGTTCTGCTGGCCAAGGCGTTCGATGACCCAAGATATAACTTGGTCTTGTGTCAATTGGTTGTAGGGCGTGAAGGGCTGATCTGGCAAATAATTCACGTTGACCGAACCATCCAAATTGGCAGAGTAATTGCCATCAGTGCCCGTATATCGGTAGGAGATGGTGCACACAACGTCCTGCTGCCCATTGTAATTTGGGAAGCATTCCATCCGCAAAATCTGCCAAGTATAGGTGATGGTCATAATGAACCCCCTAATTATGCGAGCCATGGAGGCGGCAGATTAACAATAGTTGGTGATACCTGTTGCTGGATTTGGGCGTCAATATTCGCTTCATAAGCGGCAATTTGTTCCGGTCCAAGGGCTTCAACCGTCCACGCCTGAACCTGAGCTTCAGTCAGGCTTGCGTAAGGCGTGAATGGTGTGCCAGCGGCATATGTCACGCCCACCGTGCCATAGACAGAGCCAATGTGACCATTGCCATCGGTGCCGTTAAGCACCCAATGAACGGTGAACACAACGTCAGTTTCGCCTTCATAAGAAGGGTAGGCCGACAAGGTGGGGAAAGTCCAAGTGAAGGTGTTTGTCATTGTTTTGTCTCTGTTGCAAGGATCAGGTTAACTTGTTCAACGGTCAGGGAGAAGTTGATCATGGTTGATCCTCAGCGGGTGCGATTGTAAGTTCACCAGCAGCAACAAGTACCATGATGTTGGCGTAGTCTGTGTTGGCGGGGTCAATAGGGACGAAGCTGGTCATGCCGTTGATGTCAACGCGGATACCAGCGGGGTATTGGCTGACTGGCGTATTATTAAGATACTGAGCGTTAGCATACATAATCATAACTCCGCGCTTGCTGTCCAACCAAACCAATAATTAGTACCAACAGTGAAAGGGGCGGATGAATCAGTTATGCCCCCGAAACCTTGAACACCAGTCCGGTAGGCTGTTACGTTTGTGCCTACTGAGTTAGCAACGTCAACATTAGACACTTTTCCCGAAGCTGCTAAATAACTATATAAAACAATAGTAGGGGAAGTACGTTTTTGCGCCCGAAATGCCACACCGCCGAAAGATAAGGCAGCGCCTGTAGTTATTGCTTGCGCGTACACGCCTACAGATGCGTTAAGATTATCCGTTCCCGGAACCGCCGTAGGGTAATATGAACTTTCATAATACCGCTGGCACAGCAAAAACTCTTCACCATACTGCCGCCGTTCAAATGGCGTTGCGTTGGAACCTACTTCAAACTGTACGCCTGTGACGTAGAAGGTTGCGCTTCCAGTGCCGACTACGGAAACTGCGCCTGTGGCGGATACATAGTTTGTTGCCGCCCATGCTCCCGCAGTCCCGCTGTAAGTAGTTCCTACGCCAAGGCCAAAACCTACTTGAACACCAGTGCCGTTAGTAGCCCCCACCCATGTCCCACTTGTGTCTCCAGCAATAGTTACTGATATTGTTGTCCAAGTATTTGCTGTCGGTATTGAATATGTAAACGGGTATGAGCGAGTTGCTACGCTGTTGCGAAGTGAGCCGCCAAAAGTTCCGGTTAAAGAACTATAAACAACAAACGAAAGGGTTACGGTTTTTGCGCTTGCCGTTCCCCACGCCAAGTCTGCAAAATTAAACCCTTCAATTGATTGTTCAACAGCAAAATAATCCCCCGCACCAACGGTGACTGCCGAAGCCACCGTCATGCCAAGATAATTTGGAAACCCTGCCGCCGTTGTTACGGATGCCGCATTTTGTTGCGCCGTAAATTTTGCAGCTTGTGAAGATATATAATACCAGCGGTCAACCATATATGTGTTGTTAGTTAAGTTCGCCGCTGTAATTTGCGCCCCAGCATTGCGCTGATCAATTGCCATGTTCCCATTGATGATGCGGTTACGGAGGAATGATGACCCCATGACAACCGTGCCAGACACGTTAGCACTGCCTGATACGTCCAACTTTTGCGTGGGGGATGATGTCCCAATCCCTACGTTGCCGCTGGTGTCGATGCGCATAGCTTCCGCGCCGTTAACGTATGATATTAAAGGAATACTTCCAACCGTTGCTATATACGCGGCAGCATTATTGGCGTTAAAATACATGCGGGTAACGCCAGCCGTTTGAATTTCGTAACCCGGATAACTTGCAGCGGTTGCATTATTGACTGCCAATCCGCTGGCAACAGTTGTGGTTCCTACTGTCGTCCCAATCCCCACGTTGCCGCTGGAGTTGATACGCATTGCTTCAGTGCCTTGAATTTTCCATTTATAGCCGACAAATGAAGCCTGCGCGCCATTAAAACCAAACAAACCATCAGCACTATCGCGTCCAAAATCGTAATATGCTGTCGCACCTCCGGCAACATAACCTACACGAATTTGAGAAGTAAGATTATTTTGAACATCCAACGAATTTGCTGGCGCAGTTATTCCAATCCCTACGTTGCCGCTAGAGTTGATACGCATCTTTTCAGAAAAAGTTGCGGACCCTGTGCCAAATGCCAAAGAGGTATTTGTATATATTGTTGAAGCAGCCGCTATTGTTCCAAGGAACGCTGTCGAATTAGTATTGTCCGTCCACCGAATGGAGTCTGCCAGTGCGGAAGATGCGACATGGAGTTTTGTGCTGGGCGAACTCGTCCCAATCCCCACATTCTGCGATGCGTCGATATACAACCCAGTTGTCCCGCCCGTTTGCAAGGACAAAGTAGTGCCGCTGTTATGGATAGGTGACGTTAAGCTCGTGGAAGCAGTAAGGCTTGTTACAGTTGGTGTTGCCGAGTATGCAGGAGCAACACCCACACCGCCGGAAACCAGAACCGAGCCAGTGGCAACATCTGCCAGTTTTGACAGGGTGGTTGCGCCCGAGGCATACAGCAGATCGCCGACCGTGTAGGTCGATTGACCCGTGCCGCCGTTTGCGGCAACAAGCGTACCAGCAACGGTAATAGCACCGTTGGAAGCCGAAGAAGGCGTAAGACCCGTAGTTCCGAACGTGATGGAAGTCACGGCGTTGGAAGACAAGTTAGCCCACGATGGAGCTGCGCCCGTGTTCCCGATCAGAACCTGACCAGTCGTACCAGCGGCAGTGATGCCCATAGCCGTCGTGGACGCCCCATACACTATGCCATATTGCGTTAGTGCAGCAGATTGCCCCGTACCACCACCTGACACGCCCAATGTACCCCAC